CTCCTGGCTTACAAGATTGCCGACAACCGACTAACGACCTCACGGGAGAGCCTGCGAGCCGCCCAGTCGCGTCTCGACGGTCTGCGGAGCCTGCTGTCGAGCATCAAGGCGGCAACGTGAACTCACTCATACTTATTGGCGACGCTCGCCAGCGTCTTGCAGAATTACCAGCAGGCTCGGCTCGCACCTGTGTCACGTCACCGCCCTATTTCGGGCTTCGAGACTACGGAACGGCATCGTGGGAAGGTGGCGACCCAGAGTGCGAACACAGGGTTGGTAGAGCCACACGGGGCGGTCTGACGGGAAAGCAAGCGAGCAATACAGGTTCGTTTGGCGATGAAGCGGTCAAAGAATGTCCTCACTGCGGGGCGAAGCGAGTTGACTCCCAAATTGGTTTGGAAGAAACGCCCGATGCCTACGTTGCTGAAATGGTGGCGTTATTCCGTGAGGTCTGGCGAGTGCTGGCAGATGACGGAACCCTATGGCTGAACATCGGAGACTCCTACGCTGGCAACAACAGTGGGAAGGGACTGAAACCCAAAGACCTCATCGGCATCCCGTGGCGAGTAGCGTTCGCTTTCCAGGCTGACGGCTGGTATCTGCGCTCAGACATCATCTGGCACAAGCCCAACCCAATGCCAGAGAGCGTGACTGACCGCCCAACCAAGAGCCACGAGTATCTATTCCTGCTTACCAAGTCGCCACGGTACTACTACGACCACGAGGCGATTAAAGAAGATGCGGTGACGAACATAGGCGAAGCAAAAATTCGCTTTGGAGGCTCTAAATACGGTGACAGTGATGACCCAAAGCACGCCACAAAATCTGGAAACGTTTATGAGCCAAGCGGGAAGCGCAATAAGCGGGATGTTTGGACCATTAACACCAAGCCGTTTAAGGGCGCACACTTCGCAGTAATGCCCGAAGCGCTGGTCGAACCGTGTGTCTTGGCCGGAAGCGCCGAGGGAGACACGGTGCTAGATCCGTTCACGGGCTCTGGCACAGTGGCAGTCGTGGCAAACCGACACGGGCGCAACTTCGTGGGGACTGAGCTCAATGCCGAGTATGCCCAGATTGCTTACGACAGAATTACCGGCGACGCACCGATGCTGAACATTGTTAGTGTCACACCATCGCATTAAGGTAGTATCAACTCAACGCAGTACCTAGCGCCTGAGGAGGCACAATGAAAGTAGTAACCCGTACAGATGTAATCACTAAGGCCGAATGGCTCGAAGCCAGGGGCGAGGGCATCGGTGGATCCGACGCCGGAACCATCCTCGGCATCAACCCCTACAAGGGTCGCCTGCAGCTCTGGCTGGAGAAGACCGGACGAGTTCAGGACGCCTTCACCGGCAACGAAGCCACGAGCCTCGGCTCCGCCTTCGAGCGCCCAATCGCCGAAATCTACGCCAAGCAGGTAGCGAAGGACAACCTCGCTGTCGTGTCGTGGCCGGTTCTGCTCAAGGGCAAGCACGAGTTCCAGTTGGCAAACGTGGACTTCCTCATCTGCCGAGTGAGCGACATCAACGTCCACGAGTTTGAGTTGGGCAAGGTCAATGAGTATTACGGGAACGAACTCCCCGTTGGCACCTGCGGCATCCTCGAAGTCAAGACCACCGGCCTCTCGGGACGTGGCAACGCGCAGGCGTGGGCGAACAACTCCGTCCCAGCCACTTACCTCGCGCAGGGGTGCCACTACGCCTCCGTGACCGGCATCAAGGACGTGACCTTCATCTGCCTCATCGGAGGGCAGGGCATCGTCACCCGTGACGTTACCTACACCGGCGAGGACATCCAGAAACTGCTCGACGCCGAGGCAACCTTTTGGTCACAGATCAACTCGGACATCGAGCCCGAGGCAACGGGAAACGACCTCGACGCCCTCAAAGCCCTCTACCCCGAGAGCACCGACGAAATCGTCCAGGCTGACGAAATCGTCCTCGACCTCTACCGCGAGTACCGCGAGCAGAAGGCCATCGTGACCGACGCTGAGGACAAACTGGCTCGCCTTCGCGCCCAGTTGGAGCAGGTCATCGGCTCAGCTCAGGCCGTCGAGTTCGAGGGGCAGACCCTCTTCACCTACAAGTCCAACAAGGCCAGCGACGCCTTCGACGCTAAAGCCTTCAAGGAAGCCCACCCCGACCTCGCCCTTGAGTTCACCAAGCCCAAGCCAGGTGCTCGCGTCCTCCGGTTGGTGGCCGAATGACCGAGCAGAGCCACATCAACAACCTGCACGAACTACTGGACTACCAGAGGAGCACCATCAAAGTCCTACGAGGGCAGGTGGCCGACCTCGACGAGCAGGTAGCGTTCCTGAGCAAGAAACTCGACGAATTGGAGGGAAACTAATGGGGAAAAAGATTGACCGAGCCTACGAGCTCATCCAAGCCCAAACCAAGCACCACCTGCACCTCAGCCAGTCACGGCGCACCGACTTCGACGCTGGCTTCGCTAACGGCTTCGCAGAGGCGCTTCGTATCGTCGCACAAGTAAGGGAGAACTAATGGCACACGCCGAGATCCGAGCCGACCACACCGGCTTCACGACCAAACTGGCGGAGGCGCACCAGACCCTGACCGACACGGTTCAGGCCAACTGCCCCCACGCCTACGAGGTGCTGGACTTCGACGGCAACCCCAGCCTGAAGCACTACACCTCCATCTTCTGCCCTGACTGCGGCAAGCGCATCGAGGCGGCAGGCCCGACCAAGCCATTCCACCTCAAGCCCCACCAGCGATGAAAGCCCTAGAGAACACCCTCTGGGCGCTGACCTTTGCCCTCCAAGCAACGGTGCTGGGCATCGCCCTCTACGGAGTATGGAGCCACCCATGACCCCCGAAGAACTAAAGCCTAACGACCTAAAAACTAAAGTTGAGTGCGACCACACCTATTGGGGAAGTGTGCCACACCCAACCAACAACTATGAAGTCTTGGAGTTCACCTACTGCCCCAAGTGCGGAGAGAAACTATGAGCGACTTTAATCACATCGTCGGCTACCGACACGGAATGAATGACGCTCGCTTGGTTCAATCAGACGAAGCAAGAGACTTTGAGCCAAGCACCTTCTTCACCTTCTGCCCGACCTGCGGGGAGCGCCTGAGCTCGTTTCTGGTGGATCTGTAGTGGGCGGCTTTGACGAGTTCGACGCCTTCGTCGAGCGACACCACATTCAGCCCGACGAGCTGGGAGCAGCGTTCGCAGCGTGGCTCAACGGAACCGGCTGGGACGGCAACTTCGAGCAAATCTGCGAGCCAAACTCTCCCGTTTCTGAGGAATGACCGTGACCGTCATCTGCGCCATCTCCACGCCCCTCGGGTCGGCTATCGGTAGCGACAGCCTCGCCGCCGTCGGAGACCTCTGCGCCCCCTCATCGAGCCCCAAAATTGCCAAGTACGGGAACGTTTTGCTGGGCTTTGCGGGGTCGTGGCGAGCCGGTCAGCAGTTCATGGAGCACACCTCGCGCCTGGCAAACCCCACCCTTCGGCAAATACTGGACTGCGACACCCCCGAGACGGACTGGAACCTGCTGGTGGTCGAGGGCTCACGGATCTACGAGGTATCGGCAGACAAGGGGGTCGTGGAGGCTCTGAGCATCGAGGGCTACGCCTACGCCGCCATTGGCTCAGGAGCAAGCGTCGCGCTGGGGGCTCTGGGATACGCTGCGCCACGCCTCGACCGCCAAGCCCTGCGCCGCGCTCTCATGGTGACTGCCGAGCACACAACCACCGTCGCTGGGCCGTTCCACACCCTCGAGCTGTAACCACCCCAAGAGGCTAAATAAAGCCAAATGGCGAGCGTCACCAATCTGTGCTACTCTAGGAGTGTATGTTCGGAGTGTTCTACCCCGAGCCTAAACTCTGGTATCTAAACTATGGCTGGCTTCCAACGCACTGAAGAACAGGCGCACCTCGACACCGCCGCCCTGAAACTCCGCTCGCTGGGAATGTCCTACCAGGCAATCGCCGACCAGATGGGCGTCACCAAAGCGACCGCCTACAACCGATGCCAGCGAGCCCTCGCCGCTATCCCTGCCGAAGCGGTGGACGAGTTCCGCCGTCTCGAAGGCCAGCGCCTCGACCTCCTGCTTGAGAAGGCTATGGACAAGGCATTGTCCGAGGAGAAGGGCGCACTGTTCGCCATTGACCGAGTGCTCGCCATCATGGATCGCAGGGCCAAGCTCATGGGCCTCGACGCGCCAATCCGAACCGAGGTCATCACGCTGGACTACATCCAGCAGGAAATTGCCCGTCTAGAGGCTACGCTCGGGGAGATAGATGACGACGCTACTGAAGACACGCCTAGCGGAACTGAAACGGCTTGAGGCTCTAGAACTCAAAGAGCAGGCACTCAAGGCAGAAATCGCCAAGCGCGAACTCGGCCACAGTCGCTACCGCTCATCAGCCCGACCCCAGCAACTCCCCCCCGAGGGGAACTGGCGCATCTGGCTCATTCTCTCGGGCCGAGGCTGGGGTAAGACCTTCACCGGCGCTGGCTGGCTAATCGAGAAGGCCCTCAGCGAGCCAGGCATCGAGTGCGCTGTGGTGGCCCCGACCTTCACCGACGTTCGCCGCACCTGTGTCGAAGGCCCGTCTGGGATTATCAAGTCTCTGCCAGCCGGAGCCCTAGAGCAATACAACCGCTCGAACGGTCAGATAACCCTGACCAACGGCTCCAAAATCCACATGGTCTCGGCAGACGAACCCGACCGCGCCCGAGGGCTCAACCTCTCCTACGCGTGGCTCGACGAGTTCGCCGCTTGGCGCTATGAGGAGACATGGACGGCAGGACTAGCCCCTGCGCTCCGTATCGGCAATCCGCAGACCATCATCACCACCACCCCCCGCCCGACGAAACTCATCCGTGAGTTCATGGCGCGAGAAGATGGCTCGGTAGTGGTCACTCGCGGATCAACGTTCGACAACCAAGCCAACCTCTCCCCAGCCGCGCTCGCTGAGCTGAAGGCTCGCTACGAGGGGACGCGCTTAGGCCGTCAGGAACTCTACGGAGAAGTCCTGCTCGACGTGCCTGGGGCAATCTTCAGCCACTCGGACATCGAGAAGTCCCGTATCGCCGAAGCCCCCGAACTGGTGCGCATCGTGGTAGCGATTGACCCCGCCGTGACCTCTGGCGAGAACTCCGACGAAACGGGCATCGTTATAGTGGGCAAGGGCTCAGACGGTAGGGGATACGTCCTCGCCGACCGCTCGTGCCGTGACACGCCCTCAGGATGGGCGCACAGGGCAGTCCAAGCCTTCGAGGACTACAAGGCCGACCGCATCGTGGCCGAGAAGAACCAGGGCGGGGACATGGTGGAAGCCACTATCCGATCAGTCATGCCCTCGGCTCCCTACAAAGGCATCACCGCCAAAGTCGGCAAGCGCCTACGAGCTGAGCCGATAGCCGCCCTCTACGAACAAGGGCGCATCTCGCACGTTGGCTCCTTTGACATCCTCGAAGACCAGATGACCGGCTGGCTCCCCGACAGTGGAACCTCCCCCGACCGCTTGGACGCCCTCGTCCACGCAATCACCGAACTAGGGCTCGCCGCCGGTGCGAGCGCCGACCGCTTCTTCGCCGAACTTGCCCCACCCTGCCCCATCTGTGGGCTTCCAGTGGCGAGGGACGCTACCAACTGCCCCCACTGCGGAGCAAAGAACAACGACTACGACCTCATTCAGGTCTACCCCCGATAGGACGAGATGGCACTTCGAGACCGCTTCAGCCGTAAGGCACGAGACCAGAAACTTGCTGAGACCGTCGCCGAGGCTGTGAAGGCTGGGCTTGCTGGCTCGCCACTGGGAACCTCGAACTACAACCGCGCCACCCCTTCGGAGCCGTACTCGACCATTGGCGGGCAGGGCATCGTCACCGGCATCGGGCAGGCAATCCCAATGGATCGCCCAGGCGTCACGCCCAACGGCGGTGGCTTCGGAGCCATGCTCGGCCCAGCCGCGCCACTGCTCCCTGCGCCCATTGACGTAGTTCTCGACGAAACCGGCCGCGCGTTACCTCGTAAGTACGAGTACGCCGTCGCTCAGAACCTTGTCCTCACCCAGACCGAGGTTCCCTACGAGGTACTGACCTCAATGGCTGAGCAGGTGGACGTAATCCGCCGCGCCATTGACATCCGCGTCGGCGACTTGGTGAAGCAGGACTGGTCATTCACCCTTTCCGAGAGCGCCATCGCCGAAATCATGCAAGACAAGAACGTCAGCCACGCTAAGGCGGCGCGTATTGGTCGCGACAAGTACGGCGACGAAATCAACCGACTGACGGCGTTCTGGAAGAACCCCTACACCCAGTCCGACCGCTCATGGAGCGAGTG